GAAATAGACAAGAGAATAAGACTTGAATTTCCGCATAAATTTGGTAAGATGGAAGGTAATACTACAGAAAGAGCAAAACCTGCTCAAACTGTAGCATCTGCTAAACGTCCAAGCACAACAGGACGCAGAAGAACTGTGAAACTCACTCCATCACAAGTAGCAATCGCTAAACGATTAGGGGTGCCACTCGAAGAGTACGCAAAACAATTAACCACGAAGGAGGCATAAGCGTAATGGAAAAAGATAACAACATAAAAGCTTCTCGTGCGAGTCAAACAAGAGCTAAGGACACACGTCCTCAAACTTGGACTCCCCCGTCATCACTTGATGCACCACCTGCGCCTGATGGATTCAGACACAGATGGATAAGATCCGAGACAATGGGTTTTGATGATACAAAAAACATGTCAGGTAAATTAAGATCAGGATGGGAACTCGTAAGAGCAGATCAATATCCTGAAACGGATTATCCAACTGTTAAAGAAGGAAAATATGCAGGAGTCATAGGGGTTGGCGGCCTATTGCTGGCTAGGATACCAGAGGAGATCGCGAAATCTCGTGAGGCTTATTTTAATAAGCAGACTCAAGATAGAGATAATGCAATTAACAACGATCTCATGAAGGAACAGCACCCAAGTATGCCGATCAATAGTGATCGACAGACACGTGTAACCTTTGGTGGCTCAAAGAAGAACTAATTATTTAGTGATTCCTAACCACCGACTTAACAACTAGGAGAAAAACTATGGCAAATACAAACAGCCCTTACGGTTTTAGACCTGTTGGTAAAGTTGGTCAAAATGCTGACAACCAAGGTCAGTCTCAATACGAGATTGCAGATGATTACGCTACTTCTATATTCCAAGGTGACTTGGTAAGTATGGCAAGTACTGGATACATCGCGCAAGCTGGTGTTGGTGATATTGGTTTAGGTGTTTTCTGGGGAGCTTTCATTACGAAAGATCCTTCTACAGGAAAGCCAAAATTTACTAACTACTACAGCCGAACAAACGTTGCGACTGGTGAAAGAATCGATGCATTCGTATACGACGATCCGTATGCAAGATTTCAGATCCAATCTGACGGAGCAACAGCCCAAGACAATGTTGGAAACTTATTCGATATTGCAGTTGGGACTGGAAGTACAACAAACGGTCAATCAGCAAACGTACTAGATCATTCAACTGCTGGTACAAGTACTGGTCAATTGAAACTTATTGGTTTCTCTAAAGACCCAGACAATGTGATTGGCTCTGATTATGTGAATTGTATCGTTACAATTAACGAACATTTCCTTAAACAGGTAGCAGGAGTATAAGGAGGATAAACTATGGCTATATCAAGACAACAACTAGTTAAAGAACTAGAGCCAGGTTTAAATGCTTTATTTGGCCTGGAATACAAACAATATGCTAACGAGCATGCAGAAATTTTCGATACAGAGAATTCAGACAGAGCTTTTGAAGAAGAAGTAATGTTATCTGGTTTCGCAAATGCTGCAGTAAAACCGGAAGGTTCTGGTGTGTCTTATGACAATGCACAAGAAACTTACACAGCTCGTTACACTCACGAAACAGTTGCTTTAGCGTTCGCGATCACTGAAGAAGCGATCGAGGACAACTTGTATGATAGACTTGCGTCTAGATATACAAAAGCATTAGCTAGATCTATGGCTAATACTAAACAAGTTAAAGCTGCTAACGTGTTAAACAATGCGTTTAACTCAAGCTACGCAGGTGGGGATAGTAAAGAGCTTTGTGCTACTAACCACCCTACTTTAGCTGGTACTTTCTCAAATGAGTTAGCAACTTCTGCTGACTTAAACGAGACTTCATTGGAGCAGTCTTTAATTGACATTGCTGCGTTCACTGATGAAAGAGGACTAAAAGTAGCTGCGAGAGGAATGAAATTAATCATCCCAAGTGAATTACAATTCACAGCGGAAAGATTAATGAAATCTTCTCAAAGAGTTGGTACTGCAGATAACGATATTAACGCTATCGCTTCAATGGGAATGATCCCTCAAGGTTATGTAGTTAACCACTACTTAACTGATTCAGATGCGTTCTTTATCAAAACTGACGTGCCTAACGGCTTAAAAATGTTCGTGAGATCACCTATCAATACAAAAATGGAAGGTGACTTCGACACTGGAAACATGAAATATAAAGCTAGAGAAAGATACAGCTTCGGTTGGTCTGATGCTAGAGGTATATTTGGTTCACCAGGAGCATAATAAATAATTTTGAAAGGCGGGCTTGACCCGCCTTTCATTTAAATATAAAAGGTGTGTCTATGAAAGAATTCCGAGTACAAATCAGAGCATATGGATATTATGGAGACTTCAAAGTAAAATCTGAAGACGATCCTATTTCTATTGAAAATGCAATAGTTGACAAACTAGGAAAAAATGATATTGTCTGGGAAGAAGAAGGTTTTTATAATCCTTCTCGTAAATATATAACTTATGAGGAAGTTATAAATAATGATGCAACAACATCTACAGGACCTATACAAACAGAAAAGGTCACTGGAACTGGAATGGGAGCAGGAGCATCTTAGCGAGGGTAGATATACCCTTAATATGGTTAAAATTGATCATAAAGTAAGAGAGGTCATAAACCATATAAAACAAGCTGAAGCTCAAAAAGCTCATCTTGAAAATAAGATTGAGAACTCTGCTGCCGAAGTTTCTGTAGCTACTTAGTAAAAAGCTACATCGTTGAATAAATTCAATTCACACTATAGGCCCTCTTGCACTCTATTAAAAACTAGTATATAAATTACCTACTATACAAAACAAATTGGCATAGACGAGTATAGTCGACGGCCTAAAGACTATGTCAATATAATTAGGAGGATAAACTCATGGCAACAACTACATTTTCTGGTCCAATTAAAGCCGGAACAATTAAAGATACAACTGGAACTACTTTAGGTACAGATGTAAAAAATACAGGTCAAGTTGTAATGGCTCAATCACAAGCTGTTACTCAAGCTGACGGAACAACTAATATTGTTATTCCTGCAAACTCACAAATCGTAGCAATTGAATTATCAGTAACTGCAGTTTGGGATGGCGCAGCATCAACAGCAGGTATTGGTTGGACTGGCGATGCAACTGCTTTAACTGCAGCTGCAGCAGTAGCTGGTGGAACTCTTGGAATCATTTCTGCAACAGCAGGAGCTGATGCAACAAGAGTTGGAAACTGGGCTGACGTTGGAACAACTGATAGAAGAATTCTTGTAACTAACACTAACACAGGTGCTGGTACAGGTTTTATAACTGTTAGATACATCCAAAATAACAACCTAAGTTAATAAATAATTAATGTGGGTCTTCGGACCCACATAAAATTTTAGGAGATTAAAATATGAAATCAGATGTAAAAGCAGTAAGACAAAGTACAGCTGGAACTATTTTTGCAGGAAGAACTAGATTAAGAGGTATTATTCTTTCTTCTGTAGCTGGTTCAGGTGCGGGAACTGTTATTCTTCAAGATAACACAAGCAGTACAACTTTATTCCAAGCAGATTGTCCTGATGGTGATGTATTTGCATTTAATATTCCAGAAGATGGAATTTTATTTGCAGGTGGAATTAAAAGTTCAACTTTAACTAACGCTACAGTAACTGTATTAATAGATAAATAGGAGGTTAGATGGCTACCTCTGGTACTACATCATTCGATCTTTCGATCGACGACATTATTGAAGAAGCATATGAAAGAACTTCAGTGCGTGGAATGCGTACTGGTTATCATTTAAAAAATGCTAGACGTTCATTAAATATTTTATTTTCTGAATGGGGCAATAGAGGTATTCATCTTTGGAAAGTAAAATTAGCATCTGTTCCTTTAGTACAAGGTCAAGCAGAATACAATTATGCTAATGATAATACAAATTTTCCAAATGATATTAATGATGTATTAGAAGCTTATATTAGAAATAATTCTACAGCTACCGCTCCAGTTGATACATCTTTATCAAAAATAGATAGATCAGATTATGCTGCTCTTCCTAATAAATTATCACAGGGAACTCCTTCACAATATTATGTTCAAAGAACAACTAGTCCAAGTATTTATTTATATCAAACACCAGGTTCATCTTTTTCTGGAGCTAGTTACCAATTAAAATTTTATTATCTTGCAAGAATTGAAGATGCTGGTGCATATACTAACACAGCAGATGTTGCATATAGATTTATTCCATCAATGGTTTCTGGATTAGCTTATTATTTAAGTATGAAAGTTTCACCAGAACTTACACAAAATTTAAAATTAATTTATGAAGATGAATTAAAGAGAGCTCTTGATGAAGATGGTCAAAGAACTTCTTTATTTATTTCACCACAAACATTCTATGGAGATGGAGTATAATGGCTAACTTTGCTAGAGGAAAATATTCACAAGCAATTTCAGACAGATCAGGACAAGCTTTTCCATACAAAGAAATGGTAAAAGAATGGAATGGTTCTTTTGTTCATTATTCAGAATATGAACCTAAACATCCACAACTTGATCCAAAACCTAGAGGAAATGATCCACAAGGATTACAAAATGCTAGACCATCAAGAACAGAACCAGCTGTTGCAAGAATATTAACTTTAAATCCATTGACCACGACTAGTTCTTCAACAACCATAAGTGTATTTGAAGAAGCTCATGGTAGAACAACCGGAGATACAGTTAGATTTAGAAATGCTGAAGGTGGATTTGGAATTACAGATTTAAATAATGTATCAGGTTTTACAATTACAGTAACTAATGTAGATAATTATACTTTTACATCTACAGATACAGCAAATCAATCAGGTAAAATAGGAGGCGGGGAAATTTCAGCAGGCCCTGTAACATTATCAGCATGAGTTATACATTTTCAAATTTAAAAACAGATATTAGAAATTATACAGAAGTAGATAGTTCTGTATTAAGTGATTCAGTTTTAACTACTATTATTAAAAATGCAGAAAACAGAATTTATAGAGAAGTGGATTCTGATGATAATAGATTTTATGCAACATCAAATTTACAAACTGGAAATAGATATGTA